AATGATTTAAATGCAAAGAATTTTGATAAAACCCGCGATAGATATTTTCACTTTATTCTTTTATGTAAGGATTTAGAAGGTTATCATCAAATTTGTGAATTATCTACGAGAGCATGGAAGCGGTCATATATTAGTCGTAGGTTGCGGCGGCGTCCAACCTATTATAGAGATTTAAAAGAAATAGTAGGAAAAAATCCAGGACATTTAATTGCTTCAAGTGCTTGTTTGGGTTCACAGCTAGATAGATTTTTACTTCAATATATGGACACCAATGATATTAATTTTTATGAAACAGCAAAGAATTGGTGTTTATATATTCAAAATATTTTTGGCGCGGGAAATTTTTATTTAGAGATGCAGCCTTCAAATGGGAAAGAACAGGTATTCGTAAACAAACAGTTATTAAAAATTAGTGAAGAATTAAATATTCCATATATCATTACAACTGATAGTCATTATCTGCGGCCCGAAGATGCATTTATTCATGAAACATTTTTAAACGCACAAGACGGTGAGCGTGAAGTTAAAAGTTTTTATGAAACAACTTATATGATGACGGATGAAGAGATTCGTTCATTTTTTCCATATTTAACAGAAGAACAAATTGAGGCTGCGTATAAAACTATTAGAGAAATAAAAGATAAATGTGAAGATTTTAGTATTTTAAAGCCATTGGAAATTCCTCAACTTCCATGGAGAAAATTTAAGCGGCGGCAACCAGACGAAGTTTTTGCTTTTACAAGACTAATGCCAGCATTAGAAAAATTTGTTAAATCTCAATATTATGCTGATAATCAATTAGCATTGGCGCTTATTGAAGGTATTCACGAGCATGAAGATTTACAAAATCAAGCGGCATACGATGCGCTTAATGAGTGTTTAGAAATGACCTGGATTTCAAGCGAAGTAAATAAAGCGCAGTGGTCCGCATATTTCTTAAATCTTCAAAAAATTATAGATGAATGTTGGAATGCGGGAACATTAGTTATGCCAGCTCGTGGTTCTGGCGGTGGTTTCTTACTTCTATATGCGTTAGATATTATTCAAATTAATTGTCTGCGCGAAAAAACCGCAACCTATCCATGGAGGTCAACTGATTCAAAGGCCTCCTATCTATGGTGACATAGATACAAAAAACTTCGTGAACGTCTAGCAAACGGTGTAAGAGAAATCTTGCTAACGGTGAAGCCTTAAAAAATTTATTTAAACGGAAGAAAATGATATAAGGTAATACCGTGCCAAGCACATATCATTGGAGAGCCAAGGATATGTTGAAGGTGTAACGACTATTCCGAAAGGAAGTAGGGTGGAGATGCTACCATCCGAAGTGCGAAGGCTCTCATAATATTATAGGGGTGAATATTATGGGATATATTTATAAAATTACAAATAAAGTAAATAATAAAATTTATATTGGACAAACTGTAAAGACTGTTGAAAAAAGATTTCAACAACATAAAAATAATAGTAATAAATCTTATTTTTCTCAAATAGTTTTATATAAAGCATTTAATAAATATGGAATTGATAATTTTATTTGCGAGCAAATAGAAGAGGTTCCAAATGAATTATTGGATGAAAGAGAAAAATATTGGATTGAATACTATGATAGTTATTTTAATGGATATAATTCAACGTTAGGCGGACGAGCAACTCCATTATATAACTGGGATGTTGATGATATTATAGAAAAATATTTAGTCTTAAAATCGGCACGAAAGGTCGCCGAAGTAATTGGATGCGACCATTCAAGTATAGATAAAATATTAAATGAAAATAATGTTCCAAGATTTTCTCCGGCGTAGCAGCAATCTTAGCCAGTGTTATTTATAAAAAACGATATAACATTAAGATTTGACACAACAACTGCCGCGGCTGAATATTTTATCAATAATGGAATTTCTAAAAGAAAAAATATGAAATCTTTAAGACAAGATATTACACAAAGAGCCCGCGAAAATAAAACTTTATTTGGTTTTAAAGTATATTATGAGAGTAAGAGATAGTCTACCCCACTGGTGACAGTGGAATAAGGTGTTTTGAATCCCGCGCGTGTTAGTGTCCTTGATATTGATGTTGATATTTCTGGTATTAAACGTGCGCAAGTGTTGGAACATTTAAGAGACTTTTATGGAGAAAATCGAGTATCAAATGTTGCAACATTTAAACTGGAAAAATCAAAATCTGCAATATTAACCGCGTGCCGCGGTCTTGGTATTGATGTAGATAATGCGCAGTATATTTCTTCATTAATTGGCGCGGAGCGTGGACAGTTATATACATTGAAACAAATGTATTATGGTGATGAAGAAAATGGTCTTCAACCGAATCAGATGTTTATTAATGAAGTAAATAAATATCCAAAATTGTGGGAAGTTGCGAATCGTATTGAAGGATTGATTTGCGGAATGGGTTAACGTAAGTGATAGCCCATGTAAAACGAGGTGAACGCTTTGCAAGCGGTGTGGAAAATTTTTCTGCTAACGGGGAAATCTCCCGCGTAAAATGCTGGTGATAATCCCGTGCCAAGCTACTTATTGGTAGAAGGTGTAACGACTATTGGTGATGAATGTAGCCAAGTAGAGTGGAGATGCTACCACTCGAAGCGCCTCGCATTTCTTTCATAAGCCTAATAAAATATAATATAAAGGGGGTGAAAATATGAAAAAGTATTCGGATGAAATTATTTTAGATATTATTCATCGTTTAGAAAATCAGCAACGCAATGTAGATATTGCTAAAATATGCAATGTTTCATTAAGTTTAGTAGAACAAATTAATGGATGTCGCGCGCATACAAATCTACATCATTATACTTCTAATATTCGTAATGAAAATAAGAAGGCCAACGCTTTTAGGAAAAATGTATTAAATGAATATATTGAAAAAGATGATTATTATATCTTACATATTATAAATACACGAAATATAGAAGCGTTTGGAAAAATAGATAAAGACGATTATACAAGAGTAAGCCAATATAAATGGACATTATTAGTTCATGAAAATGACATACGAATTGTAAGTAATGAAAATTCATTACAAAAAATCGGATTACATTAGTTTATTTTACATAATGATAACGATAATATGGTTATAGACCATATTAATAGAGACCCGCTAGACAATAGAAAAACAAATTTGCGAATAACTAACAGGGCAATTAATTCAGCAAACGCCAAGCCAAGAAAAGAAAGTTCTTGTGATATTCGTGGCGTTTATAAGAGAGAAGCGCGGCCAGGAATAGCAAAAGCAAGTTGGATTTGTGAATGGACAGATGAAAATCATAAAAGACATTCAAAATCTTTTTCTGTTGAAAAATATGGTGAAGAAGAGGCTCTTAGGCTTGCCAAATCTTTACGAGAAGAAAAAATGAAAGAAATGAAGATATAGTCTGGGCCTATGGTAACATAGGAATAACTGATTCACGCTGGCGGTGTTGTATTTAAAGACAAAGATTTCACCGAATCTTCTGCTTTGATGCGTGCGCCTGATGGAACAATCGTAACTCAATTTGAGCTTCATGATTTGGAAGATGTTTCAGAAATTAAGATGGACTTACTTTCAGTTGAAGCCGCTGATAAAATTCAAGTTTGCTTGGAAATGTTGGTTAAAGACGGTTATATTAAAGAATATCCGACTTTAAGAGAAACGTATGAACATGCATTGAATGTATATCAACTTGAACGTGAAGATTCTAAAATGTGGGATATGGTACATGACCACAAAATTATTTCATTATTCCAGATGGAAAAAGATAGTGGTATTCGCGGTATTGGCTTAACAAATCCACGTAATGTAGATGACCTTGCAACATTAAACTCCGTTATTCGTCTAATGGCCGCGGAGAAAGGCGCAGAATCACCACTTGATAAATATGCACGATTCCGTGAGCATCCTTGGATGTGGGATAAAGAAATGCGTGAATATGGATTAACAGAAGAACAAATGAAGTTAATGCATAAAGAACTTGATATTTCTAACGGGTTGTCTATTACACAGGAACAATTTATGAAATTAGTTCAGCTACCAGAATGTGGTGGCTGGGACTTACAATTTGCAGATAAGTTGAGAAAAAGTATTGCAAAAAAGAATCCGAAAGAATACGAAGAATTAACTGAAAAGTTTTTTAAAGGCATTAAAGAAAAAGGATGCGATGAGCGTTTTTGCCATTATGTATGGGATGTTCAGATTGCATTAAGCCGAGGCTATGGCTTCAATGCGAGTCATACGCTTGCTTATTCTATAATTGCGCTTCAAGAAATGAATCTAGCATATAAGTATCCAATCGTATATTGGAACACAGCCAACCTTATCGTAGATAGTGGCGGTGTACAAACAGTTGATTTTGAAAATGATGATGAAGCAATGATTGAAGTAGAGCTTGCGCCCGATGATGACGCGGCTGAAACAGTGGCTGATGATGAAGAAGAAGAAGAATTAGAAGAGTGGGAAGAAGCAAATAAAATCACGACTACAAATGAAGAAGATAAGAAAAAGAAAAAACAGAAAAATGTAGATTATGGCCGTATAGCATCTATAATTGGTAAATTAGATGGATATGGAATTAAAGTTTCACCGCCCGATATTAATAAATCTTCTTACACGTTTACTCCGGTCGCAGAAACCAATACTATTCTATATGGATTACGTGGTATCGCGCGTATTTCAGGAGAAAAAATTACTGAAATTATGGAACAACGCCCATACTTATCTTTAAAGGACTTTTTAGGAAAGAATAAATTAAATATTATACAAATTGTTAATCTGATTAAATCTGGTGCATTTGATGAAATTGAAAAGATGCCGCGCGAAGAAATCATGCGAAAATTTCTTGAATCAACTATTGATAAAAAGGTGGATTTGAATTTAAGAAATATGCAAGCATTGATTACAAAAGATTTAATTCCAGAAAATATGGTATTTTATAAGAAGTTATTCTTGTTTAATAAGTTCTTAAAAGATAATAAAGATGGTATTTATTATAGGTTAAATGATGCGGCAATTAATTATATTACAAAGAATTTTGACGCAGATTTAATTGAAAATGGTGTGCAGATTTCTCAAAAGGTCTGGGATAACATTTATAAGAAAGCAATGGACCCAATGAGAGAATATATAAAAGCGCATAAACAAG